ATTTCTTTGTTGGTAGAAAGCATTCCCAGAGAATCTAATACAAAGATACAAGGGTTTCTTTCATCCTCTTTTTTCTTTAGGTAAATATCAACTGCCTTGAGTGTTTTGGTACGAAACTCTTCTACCGTAACTACATTGACAACCACCAGACGACTTGTGTCAACTCCCCTACTTTCCAGAAGGGATTTTGTGATTGCTGCTTCAGTATCAAAATACAGACAATATCCAGTAGGATTATTATCAAGGAAATTTTTAACGACGGCAAGACTGAAGAAAGTTTTTCCAGTAGAAGTTTCACCAGCGATTGCAGTAATCTTATTCCCAGATACACCACCAAATATACTGCCGGATACAAGAGCATTAAAAATGTACGAACCCGTATCCACATAAGTTTCAGTTTCATCAATATCCGAAGCGAGTTGAGTGTATTCTCCACCAATCTCCTTCACTATGTCACGCAAAAAATTTAATCCAGAATCTGCCATTTTTCTACCCATTTTTAATGATTATACTACAAAAACCACTTCAAGTCAACTTTGTTGAGGAACAGCACGATAACCTTTATGTGATTTCGTATTCCTTTTATAATTAAGAAGATTCCAAGTAGTTCCAACATCTAAATTATTTTCTTTACAAAATTTAGTAATATTTTTCCCACAAATAATTTCACCCTGAGGATTTATAATTGAAAATTCTTTACTTTTCTTCTCCACTATTTTATTTACAATTTCAATATCTCGTTTCTTTCCATAAAGATAATGCTTTTCCCCACTTCTTGCTTCACTCCATTTTTTCTTGGTTTCTTCTGTGTGAATTCTGCCTTTATTTGCTTCACTTATTTTTAACTTAGATTCTTCACTATGAATTTTTCCTTTCCAAGAATCTAATAATTTATTTCTATGTTCTTGAGTTAAGGGTATTCCATATTTTGGATGATTTTCTCCACTTTTAGATATACTCATTTTATTTCTAGTTTCCTCAGTCATAACATATGGTTTTTTACCTTTCTTTGATTCGGACATTCTAATTCTTGCGATTCCATAAAGATGAGAATTATAATATCTACCTTTTGATTTCATTAAAATATGAGCGTGAATCATTTTAGTAGTTTTTTTATCCTTAATTCCACACCTCTTAATATAAATCTTTTCCAATAAAGCGTGAGCGATATAATGTTCCCTTGATGTTAGAACTACAATCCTTTTATTATTTCCAAAGATACTTTTTGGAAATGTATGATGCTTTTCTGTATAACCTTCAGGTGGAGTTCTGTTCTCTACTTTCCTGATAAGATTGCAATAATGCTTTAGATAGTTCATTTATATTCTATTGAGAGTGCATTACTATTTATAATAGAAAAGGTGCCCTGAAGCACCTAATCTTCCTGTGAAATTGCACTCTCAACAGGTGTAGTTATTTATCTTCCTGTTTTTGTTTATTGAGATAATTCATTTTATAAGACCAAAGTTTTTGATAAAGAGCAGTATCTCCACCAATCCTCATAGCACTAATAATAGTATTCAGTTCTTTTTCGTTAATAGGTAAATTCATCAGGTAAAAAATGAATCAAGATTTGTTGTATGTTCGGTTTTCCATCCAATCGAATCCAAAATAGACTTGAGTGGGTCTAAGAAACTCTTCTCAAATTGTAGTTCATAATCAATATATTTGTCAAGTCCCAATTCCTTTGGAAATTCGGAGATGAAGGAAATAACATTCTCTTGTATAATATTGGGTTTTTTTAAGAAAATATACTTAACTTTCTCACCATTATTAATAAGTGAATATTTGTTAGTAAGTTTTTTCTCTTTTATATAATGATTGAAGAGAAGTGCTCCACGAACATGAATTGGAGTTTTGGATGCGTAAATATTTGATGATGAATAATATTTACGGACATCAGATGCCGTTCGGGGAAAAGCAATTTGCTCTGGTGGAAGAGATTTAAATTCTTGGAGGCACTCATCAATAAATCGAATCACCTCATCTTCAGTTCCACTCATCATAATCTTCAGACCATCTTTAATCATCTTGCGGCAAGGTGCCGGAGTTGAAGACTTGACTGCCTCAATACCCATCATCTTCAATTTAGGTTCGGTGTATCGCACACCTTCACTATCCCAAACATTCAGAATGTAACGCTTCTTGGCAGTCCAAATTCCACGGTCGGCAATATTCTCCCGTTTCATTTGCATCTTTTGATCGTATGCGTTTACATAGTCCGCCAGTTCTTGGTAGCAACCTTCAATATACTTTTCAAGTTCCACCTTACAGATCTTATCAAGGAACGAAACAACGCTTTCAGTAGTTTTCTCTCTTCCCTGGTATACAGTTTCAACCAAAGGACCCATATTGAGATAAATGGAGTCAGTATCAGAAGCAATAACATAATCAACACTCTTAGTTTTAAGAACTTTGTTTAGATAAGAGTTCATCTTCTCTTCAATCCAACGAATGGCAACCTGACCCGAAAGAGTAATTGCCTCAGCATTTGCTAGTTTGAAATAACGGAAATACTGATTCCCAATAGCACCATAAGCAGAGTTAAGAGAAATCTTTTTTGCCATTTGGATGTTATTACATCTTGCAATTTCTTTCTCAAGTTCTTTTGATTTTTTCTTCTCATACTGTTTTTTTGCCTCAATCATCTTCTCCTTATATACAACACGATCATTATACATTTTCTCCATTAGTTCTGGAAGAAAACCACGAATGTCCTTACGGTACATAGCACCATTAGGGCAAACTGCATAATCCTTATACATATCAAAAGTAAGTTCCTGATTGAGAATTTTATCCACGGTTACACTAGGATGCCTTTCTTCAACAAGTGTTTCGGGACTTACATTAAATTGCATAATCAAATGTGGATAAAGACTGTTTAAGTCAAAATTAACCACCCAATCATACTTTCCAGGAATTGGTTCTTTTACATAAGCTCCAGCATACTTGGAATCTTTATCAGTTTTTTCTTTCGGAGGAATTACAATATTCCTCTGCTTAAGATAATTATAGATAATCGTATCCCACATTCTTACCTGAGAAAACACATCCTCATAGTTTACCTTACCATCATATGCCATAGTCAAGGCAAGTTCAATCAGTTTCATCTTGTCTTCCAAACGGTCAACAAGTTCTACGTCAACGATGTTGTATTCTACAAACTTCTGCCAACCTTTAGTATAGAAGTCCTTAAAAGTATCAAACTCAGAGTGATCCAGTTTTTTCTGATTGAGTTCTACGCTGGCAATATGATCTAGACGATAAGATTCCTGCGCTTTATAAGTGAATTTCTTATAAAGTTTAATGTAATCTAATTGACTAATACCACCAATATCATAGGAAATGTGCTTTCTTCCAGATATGTAAACTTCATCCTCAGTCACAAGACCCCAGGGTGACATACGCTTCATCAATTTCTCACCCAAAACTCTATCCAGGCGACGAACGAGATAGGGAATATCATAAAGTTCACTGTTCCAACCAGTAATAACCTCTGGAGTATTATCCTCAATCATCCACCAGTGAATAAAATCATTTAATAGACTATACTCATCAGAGAATCCTCGGTAAGAAACATTTGATTGATTATTATCAAACTTACCCAATCCCCAAGTACGAATTTGTTTCGTATTATAGTCTTGAAGTGTAATGAGTAGTACTTCTTCTGCCGCATTTTCCACATCAGGAAATCCATTTTCGGATGCAACCTCAATGTCAATTGTGGTAAGTTTAATTTTACTAATATCAAACTTAATTTCATTTTCCGGATATTTGTCCGAAATATATTGATAGATGTACTTGTCGTTTCCGTAAATTTTAAAGTTTTGTACATCAGTATACTTCTTAATAAACTCTCTACAATCCCTTACAGAACCAGGTTGAATAGGTTCTACATATTCTCCCTGAAGTGTCGTATATTTGGTTGTTTTTTTAGACGGAACAAAAAGAGTAGGAGAGAACTTCTCACGGGTCATAAAATGTCTACCATTTTCATAACCACGAACCAAGAAGTGGTCCCCAACCATTTGCACGTTTGTATAAAAATTCATCAGGCAGTTAATTCAAGATACTTGTTAACGATTTCGGGAGTTGGTTCTGCGATTGTGAGAATACTATCAGAATGAATCATTAATTCGGTCTGATTAGTAACCTCGGGCCAGGGTTTCATATCATCCACACTAAAAAATTCATATGGATTAATTAACTTACAATCAGGTTCACCAAGTTCGGATCCAATCTCAACAATTTCGGTAATTAAGATAGTATCAACCTTCAAGAGAAGACACTTCACATTCCTTTCCATTTACTTTTTCCTCATACATTTGTTTGATAGCCTCTACTGGTTCAACAATTGTCACAACCCAATCTAGACGAACTGGAATCTCATTATCACTTGTAAAGAGAATCCAGGAAGAAAATGTTACACTAACTGTACCATCTTCTGGTTCTATTGGTTCTTCTGTTAAGAAGATTGAATTGCTGATCTTCATTTTATGCGGATTCGTGAACAAATATCCACATACTTTATCTTCAGAAATCAACTCCTTAATATCGGCAATTACTGATTCTCCAGATTTTAATAGAGCAATTTTTACAGACATTTTTAGTTTTCCTCTCAA